CGCTATAGTCCACTTAATGAGGGATAACCCTCTCCACCCAATGTATCGGGAAAAAGACCTTAGTGAGATTTCTCTCTAAAACCAAGGTCCGAGATCGTACCACCGCTGACACAAGCTATTAACCAGCTTGAACTTAGTCCGACCGTTTAAGGGCACTGCGTTGCGCCCTTCTACGGAAGAAGAACTAAGAAAGCTAGCTATCGCTTGTAGCCTGTGATGGCGTTCTCCGGCAGGTCTTTCGACCTGTCGTAGCAAGATGTCAGCTAAATGTTCGCGGAAACCAAAGTCTAGGTCGACGCTAGCACGAAGCTGCCAAAGAGCGGCTAGTAAATAGCCGTTCGTATCATCTTGGTAAGTTTTGCTTACCTCCACCACGTTCCGTACACGGTAACCTTCTAAACCGTGCCGGGCGCGGCTAGGGGTAGCTTCATCCAAGCTGCAAATGAAGCCACCATCTCCTAGATCATTCGGAATCTTGAACCGATAAGGCTCAGGACACGAATGGTAAAGGAGCTCAAACACCTTACGAAGTCTCGCATCACAGCCATAACGTAAGTTATTGCGATGAGCTTGACGACGAACGGCGTTTGCTAGGCGATAAATCGCTGGAACAGATGAAATTCTATCTTTAAGATAGATTGGCTTGACATCAATGCCAGAGACGAAATGAGCTCCGCAACTTTCGCGAAACGCCGAAGAGTAATGACTCTTTTTGACGTTAAGTCGAAAGCCATAGAACTCAAGCATCTCTGAGAACACCTCAAAGCACGCGGTTGGCAACACGACATCGTCGCCGTACGCGCTCACGTCAGAAGAATCGACGTGAAGATATTCTGCGCAGCAAACAGCAACTGCAAAGAATATCAAAGACTCCAACTGGAAGGTGAAGCCGTTCCCCATACTGGAGAACTTCTCCCACTTCTTGAAGGAGCCGCCTTGAGTGCCATAATGAGATCGACAAGCATCCATAAGCAAGTACCATCGGCGAGGAAGTAATTCCTCAACGACAGAACTTGCAATGGAATCGCTAGCAGAAGAGAGATCAATAGTCGCAAGGTGGGAAGTAATACTCCCAATCCTAGCGAGTTCTTGATTCCTCGACTGAAAGCGTAAGTCGACCCCACACCGACGGAGACGCATACCAATCATATCGCCTACAGCTTTTTGAAACCAGAGATTTAATCCGGGTTCAATGGCAATAACGCGATTGGTACTTGCATCCTTCGGCACGGTGATCACCTTATTACCTACTTGAAAGTCAGGAAAACCCGACTCAACAAGTTGGGCGGCCCAAAGAGGATACGCTCTCTCTAGGATCTCCCACGGTATAAGGTTGTACAGATCACGTGTTATTCCGGTTTCACACCGGAACTTCTTGGCTGGACTGGCGTCCCTACGCTTTATCAACGTAGAGGCACCAGGACCCCAGTCAGGCATCGAGAACAATTCCTCCGCTGAAAAGTCGCCGAGGATCTTCGCAATTTTACGTGTGACTGCGTGATGCAGCCAAACGGCACGACCAGAATATTTCGGGTCGAGCTGCGGAGCCCTAAAGCGACGATTCGTTTGCTTACATAGAAGTTCAAATTCATCGAACTTCTTAAAAGCAACCTCGTTAAGATCATAGTCAAGGGATAATCCCTTAAACTTTGATAAGAACTTGGTAGCCGCGTAAGCATCCCTCAACGCTGGAGTAGTTAAATAATCCAGTGGATTGAACTCTAGCTTCGATAGCTGCTCATGCTCTCCATTTCTAAAGAGGATGAGTGCAGTCAAAGCGCGAGGACAATCAAGGGAGGAGTAATAAGCTTCGATTGCCGAAAGGGTAACCCTTTCAGGAACACGGTAGCTTGCGATTCCTTGTTGGAATCGACCACCATACTTCTTAGAAGACATGGTACCTCCGAAGTTCTAACTACGCGGTGTGTGTTTAGTACACCGTCTCGTACGTCGTGACCGCGTTTTCGAGCGGAGAACCCGTTGCATCTGTGGGAACTCCATCGTTCGCGTTCACCGTACGGGCGAAAAGAGACGCAACCTGGCTGAACAGCTTTTGCCGTTCCGCAAGAGTGCTTCTTTCCGGTAGGAAGAACTCCATGACACACGTGCAGTCATACGCCTTCGTCGGAGCCGGCTGAATACCGGTCATCGTAGAGGCGCTGGTCTGCTCGAGCGTCGGGAGGACAAGCTTCGCCTGAATCTTGTAGATGCGGCTCGCCTTAGTAGGCGGACGCACCGACATGGTCAGACGGGGGTAACCGATGGCGATTCCGCCAGACCGGTCAACCCAAGCCGAGATCCCGTTCGGGTTAATACCTTCGGGGTTCAGGGTGGTATCCACGCCCACCGTCGCACTCGTCGTAAGACGAGCGAGGCTGTGGTCGAGAATACCGGACAACTTCACTGCCGCAATAGCGGACATGAGTACTCCATAGTCGAACTGTGGATTACCATTGACCTCATCGGCCGAATACGCTCTTCACAAGAGCAATGGCGTTAGCTGCATGATACACGGAAGACAAACCAGTACCGAATTTGGGAAAAGTCTGAGTCGGAAAAGCAGTTAGCTTTGTCCGGCTAAGAAGAATCCCAGTTCGATGGTAGCTCCCATGCGTCACGTAGATTAACGTATTGTTCAGAGGAGAGACATTTCCGCCGTCAATGGAGGAAGCCACTACCTGACGAGTGAACAAGGTTTGTGATCCGTCGAGAAATTCTAGCCCATTCCATGCCGTTAAGGCATCTAGAAAGGGCCCGACGCCCACAAACCAGTCCACCACGAAAGAGAATGGCAATAACTCCCACCCGAGGCTGATGGGGTTTGCTAGTCCTACCTGGCTCAGAAAAGTCGATAGAGGCGACGCAATCCGATACCTAAGAACCATTTTGCAATGAGTAGAAGTCTGTATTTCACAGATCATTTTACTCGTGCAATTAGGGCTCGAAGGATTGGTAAGCGAAGTCTCATTCGAAAATGCTGATCCAGTGGAAGTTACCTGCTGAACAAATCCCTGGTTTCCACCCATAAGGGTGGGCAGGGCTTGGAGCGTCCCCTTGATATCGTTCAGAAGAGGTTTCCAACCGTACTGAAGCTGAAGCCAATTATTGGCTAGGCTCTTTGTAAGGGAGGGACCTTTCCCGTTCGGGAATCTATGGGGTTGCCCCGCGAATAGGAAGTTAGCAGCTCCAACAAGGTTACCTTGTTTGAGAGCTTTCATAGACTTGTATATCTTAGTGGCACCGCCACTAATCATACTTAAAGTCTGTCTCACTTGAGCAATGTCCTCCCCGAGACCCGCTTGGGCCCCGAGTTGGGCTTTGTTAATGAGACTCCTAATCGTGTTATTACGAGCCAAAGGAAGATGACTTGGCCCGGCAGGTGCAGCATACTTTTTTGTGAAGGCAAAGATCCCCGATGAATATCCGTTATCAACATGTCGTTGATCACTGATTTCCATAAGGGGACCATCGGCTTCAACGTCCAAGATTGTCACGGTATGCGGATTAACCGGATACTGCGACGGCTTCAACGCCTTGAACCTAGGAGTCCGAACACCCGTCCAAGAGCGAGAATAACGAAACTTGGAAGCGACAACCTGATCAACCGAATAGGTATGATTAGGCTTGCCACTTTCGAGCTCGTAAAACTCGACGGAAGGAATGTTCTGAGACTCATTGGGACGAAGCGTATTAGCTCTTGGAGCCAAAGTAGGCCGCGCTGGTTTAGGTTTCATAACACCAGCAACTCGTTGCCGTGCGATACGCACAGGCGACGGGCTCCGCACAGAAGTCTTAGAACCTTTGGGCTTTGGCTTATCTCCCCTTGTGGGGGGGATAGTCCTTACCCTCGGATTCTGAGGGAACGAGACCTTAATTTTGCCACCTGGTAAGGTGACTAGCTTAGTGTCTCGGACCTTTACGACTGTGCTAAAGGCCTTGCCGCGTTTAATCCGGGTATATGTAAAGAGAACATTGAGACGCTTCCCATCACGGTGATGGATGACGGGCGGGTCAAAAACCGGAGAGAGGGATAAATCCCTCTCCCCGGAGGACCATGCCAGCCTTCCTTCACTGAAAATAGAAAGCGAACCAAACTCTCCGTCCATTACCCGAGCGCGGCGATCTGGGCCTTCTCTGTTCAACAAGGCAGAGAGCTCAGGAACTGCGGCGATTTTTGGAGTGGGATTAATCTTAAGCATGGAAGTAACTCCCATGCAAACACCAAACCTCGACGCTGTTGAGGCCTATAACCGTTAGAGTCACCGTATAAAACACGGCAAAGATAAGGTAGACAAAGACTGCCACTAATTGACCAATAACCAAAGCGTAAAGGATCGAAGATTTCTCTTCGTTCCACCACTCTTTGAGTTGCTCAAGAAGCAGCATTCATGTCTCCTCATCTTACGGTTGTAGGGTCCTCCGATGATCGGAGGCGAACGGTTCGACTTATCTATTTCCCGAAGGAGTACGACTGAGGTCCCGAACCTGCTGAACCAGAACTTTAAGATCTGGTATAGGCAGCTTCGCCAATTCCGCGTCAGTGAAGGGTGGCTCGAAAGCCACTCCTCTCTGGTCGAGGATTTGGAGGAACGCACTGTATTCTCCGAGTAGGAGTTTACGAGTGTGCATCTGGTCCATAGTCACCTCCATGGGTTGAGATAAATACGAACAAAGAGACCCTCTACTTGAATGGAGGGTTATAGCTGAGGGCTAGCTACCTTTCGGTAGCTAGCCCAGACGTCAAATAATCTGCCCTGAAGACGAGATGAGCCAGAAAACAAACCGGCCCAGCGCGTCCCAGATTAGATTAAAGATGTCGGTCGGCATATAACCTCCCATTTTTGGAGAGGGG